GAAAGTGGTACAATACTTGGAAAAGAAATTGAAAGTCCACGAAGTGGAAAAGATAATGGATCAAGAGCAAGTTCCAAGGGGCATAAGTCTTGATGAATTCAAGGAAGAATACATCCAAAGAATACTCTCTGAATTGGAAAGACTTCGTGGTCTTCGTTGTGGGAACTTCAAGGAACAAGTAGAAATTGCTAATGATGAAAGGATAGCGATTGAAGAAGTGAAAGAACTTATAAGAATGGGTAGGAAGTATCCACCTTTGTTCCAACATTTCCAAAATCGTTGCTTGGATTTGGGATTTACTCCACTTGAGTTTATCACAAAAATAACTGAAGGGTTAGGTGTAGGAATAACTATAGAAGTTCTAAAAGCATTTTTTGGCTTCTTACAAACCTATTTAGGTTATAAAGGCACTAATGTGATTGCAGTAGGAAGCCAAGCCTCTGGAAAAAGTAAAATTATTGAAACTGCTCTTCAATTCATTCCACAAGAAAGGGTACATATAGGTGTTAAGAGTGTAGCATACTTTTTCCGTAAGTATAACCATCAAGACCTTACTGGACATATCTTTTATTTGGGTGACCTTGGTGGTGACCACGATGGGGAAGACACTATCAGAATGAGAGATTTACTGAAACAACTCTCTACTGATGGTTATATTGAAAGAGGAGTTGTAGACAATTCCAATGATAATGTAGCCGAAGAGCAATGGGTCAAGGGTTATCCTTGCTTGGCTTACACTACTGCTCACGAAGAAATCATCAATGAGCAAGAGAAAAGCCGAAGTATTATCATAACTCCTCCATATATTGACATCAAGGATTTGGTGACTTTCAAGGCAATTATGAACAACCAAGGAAGTTTTAAACACGAATTGGAGAAAGTTCAAAAGGATTGCGAAAGTGTCCAAGGATTAGTCCACTATATGGCATCCACAAAAAACGAAGTGGACATCTTCAATGTCTATTTGTATGATATTGTGGATTACATTGGGAATATAGATGATTTTAATCGTAAGATTGATGAATTCAACTCCATATTGAAGTTATCTTGCATATTGAACAAAGCAAAGACAATATATCATACCCAGTACGATGGTGTTGAATATCCTTTGATATTAGCAAGTAAACAAGATATCAGAACTGCATTGACAATCTTCGACAACAACAACAACTTGTTACCTAACGAAGTCAAACTTGTCAATGGTATCTTCAAAAACTTCAAACCTTACAACATCAATGCTAAAAGCAATACTGCTTATGAAGATGCAGTAAAATTTGAAGTTGGAACATTAGAAGGTAGCAATGATGCAGACTGGTTATCTATGAATAGTGAAGATGAACAATTCTTCTTCACAGAGAGATATCTGAAAACCGAATGTGGAAACCAACGATGGTATAGGAATAACCACGAAAATATGTCATTCAAATTGAAAAAATTGTATGACCAAAATTATCTGATTCAAGTCGGAACAGATAATAACCATCCAGTTTACGGCATTAACGGTTTCCTATACGATGGAAGCCAAGTTAATCGTATAGAACCTTCCTTCAGTAAAAACAATCTTTGTCAAGGCAAAGCATTGTTTGAGCAGAACTATATAGACTGCTCAAAGGAAATGGATGAATTCCTTGAAGAGAACAAGAGCATCACAAAAGGCTCTGAACTGTTCTTTGAGAAACTGCTTAAGGAAGAGCATATTTACAAGTTGGGGTGGCTACATTGATGATTCACTTGGAAACCGAAGGAGTCAACCCCATTACTGTAAAAATGTTACCCTATGAAGCCAAAGTAGTGTACACTTATATAAAGAAGAATAAGACTGTTGAATGTACTGAATTGATTAAGCATTTCAAGAAATGGGATGTTAAATCAATCGTAAAAGACCTAAACGATATGTATTTGGTTTATTTTGAGAGAGGTAATCAAATGATATACAAACTACAAGACACAAGTGGAAACTGTGTATTCACAGAAGACCACAAATTAGCGAAACAGATTTGCAAAGAGAATAGTAACCCATTCAATACAATCCTTGCAATGGGCAGAGCATCTGCTCCAGTCAATTCCGAACAAATAATTGACTCCTATGATGAATTCCTTGATTATTTTTATTAGGTGGTAATAATGTGTATAAAAATTAACGAAGGCGAACACATAATTGAAATAAAAATCAAGAAATGCAACGAACCAATTTATGCTTTCCTTTGCAGTTACTTCGCAAACAAGATTGGTGTTGCTCTTGTATCAATCCACGATGGTAAACAAATTTATTATTTTGGGCTTATGAGAGATTTTAGTGAAAAAATAAAGTCACTATGTGACAACAAGACAACTGAAGTGGATATACTGTTCTATAAGGAGATGTGATTTAAATTGATTTCAATGAGAAAATAAGCAAACTGAAACAAATAATCATCGCTTCTTATGATTGGGAAGGAGAATCTTCCTTTGACAAGTTGTTAGATGAAAATTTATCAAAGAATAAAGAATTGGAGCAATTTTACAATGAGAACTTTAGAAATCTTTGAGCCAAGACAACACTACTGTACTATTGTGGATCGTGGTGGTCGCAAGAATGCAAGGCGAATTCGTATTCGTAGTGTTGAGCAACTGGAACGATTAGTCGCTAATCAACCAGTTAATACTGATATGTATATTACAAAATATGCTAAAGATGATGTGGTGTGGAATATCATACTGGATTTCGATTATGAAGACAAAAGAGTTGCTTATGATGATGCTTACCGTTTAAGAACTTATCTGAAGAGCAAGGAGATTAATATGATAATCGTGGACTCCACCAATAAAGGTTTCCACGGCTACATTGAAATCCCCCCTACAAATTTCAGAGAATTTCCATTAGGAGAGATTGAAGAACCATCATTGTTCTTCAAGGAGTATGTTCGTTTATTTTGCAATCTTGATAAATTAAAATTGGTTTCCCTCGATGAGGTTAATTTCAATGCATCGTTAGATGGAAATATAAGGGTCATCGGCTCAACTCACCCCAAAACCAATCAAGTGGTAAGTATAGTCAAGGGCAAATTTCATAACATCCTTGAAGATGACACATACCATCTTGGAGCAATGAAATATCATTCCGAAATTGTCAAAGTTGCTTACAAAAACTACAAAAAGCAACTTGATGAAATCGAAACCAAACGATTACAATACAAAGAAGCCCTACGAACAGATGATGATTTGTTGAATAAAGATTTAAGAGATGTATTCCAATCCATATTCTCTCTAAACAAAGTCAAAGAATACAAAGGAGCAATATGGTGTTGTTGCCCATTCCATAACGAAAGCAATCCTTCCTTCGCTATCACGGAAAAATTTTATTTCTGTGCATCTTGTGGCGAAAAGGGGAATATATTCACTTTAATCAAAAAAGGCTTAATAAAAAGCCCCAAACACGAATACTGGCTAACCGAAGGAGCAAAAGAATATGATAACAAATAAAGAATTTTTGAAATTATTGAAGGATGCTTGTAAAAGCGAAAATATGGATGAATATTTAAACGAAAGGTTAGGAACTTGTTTTCCTTATTCTATCGTTTTTGGCAAAGGAGATGAATACTAATGACTAAATGTCCAATCTGCAATGGCAGAACAGTAGAAAAAGACCAATATGGCATCATAGAAGAATGCGAACTATGTGGAACAGAATTCTCTGTAAGAGCAAAACCAAAAGGAGAGTCCAAGAATGAATCAACAGAATGAGATAGCAAGATCCGTAAGGAACTTGATTGAAAGGATAGATTACACCCTTGAAAACGAACATCTTGATTATAAGAAGGGTGAAGAACTTCGTAAGAAAAGAGATGCTTATGCAGATTACCTTAAGGCTTTAGTGCCAAACCTTCAAGGAGTGGATTACTGATGAAAGAAGATGCTATTGATGATTTAAGTGAAATATTCATTCGCTTACACGAAGAAGGAGATATTGATGATTTCTTCATTTTTGCAAGGAAGGAAGCCGAGAATGAAGAGAATACTGATGAATTGTTAGGTTTCTTGGATGAATTGGAAGATTTGTTCAAAAAGACTGAACAAGAACTTATTCCTTGGGATAAGATTCACGATGTCATTGCAGAAGTGACTGGTTGTCCGAATATTATTTTTCAAGGAGATAGTTGTATTATAATTGAGAATGAACCGTGGAATAATGATGATTTATTACATTATCTTCAGAATGATAAGGCGAAAATCAACATTGAATTGATGAATAAGGCTCTTGAACACTTGCATTGTAAATTAGAATTCATTGAAGCCGTGAACATTGATGAGGAGTTTCACGGCTTTAAGAATTTCCTTCGTTTTAGGGTGGTGAAAATATAACCACCCTATTGGTTGATTCAAGAGAGCATATTCGTGTTGATTATGTTAAGCGAAGAGCGAAGGGTTGGGGTTGGACTGTTGAAGTCAAGGAACTCCAAGTTGGCGATTATGTTTGTGGTAACACAGTTTTTGAATATAAGACTGTAACAGACTTTATCGCCAGTATGTATGATGGAAGGCTCAAAAGGGAAAGCATTAATCAAGCCAATAATTATCCCTATCACTTCGTTATGATTGTAGGGAACATCCACGAAGGTATCACCCAGTTTAAGTGGTGGTTGAAGTCTAATAAGAACCAGTATTATCGTAATTTTGATTACAGTAACCTATACGATACATACATCCTTGGAGCAATTGCAAGTTTATGCACTTATACTAATGTCTTGATGGTGCAGAACCAAAAAGATGCCTTCAACCTAATGAAGAGAGTTATGGACAAATGCAATGCAACCCATAAAAACATAGTGTTGCCGATTGATAAGATGAGCCGTAACCCTTGTTTTAATTTCATTAGGAGCATACCAAGAATTAGTGATAAAAGAGCAAATGCAATAGTGGATGCTTTAGAATTAACAAGTCTTAAAGCATTACTGAAATGCAAAAAGAAAGACTTTATGAGTGTAAATGGTATTGGCGAAACATTAGCAGATGAAATAATGAAGGCAATTCATTCAGATGCTTGGACAGATGGTGATAAGAATGAAGGAATATTATGAATTAAAAGCGAAAATAAAGTGCATTGAAGACCAGTATGGTGAAAACCTTAACAGAATATTGGATAAGAACGAATTAAGCCGTACATTGGCTTGGTTGAAGTTCGGTGGTGATGGATTGATTATTATTTGGGAAGACCAAAGAATCCCAACTGGAATCCTAAATCAATTGCAAGACTGCTTTGGAGCAATAGAAAGTATACAATGCAACAATATCGGTACTGGACTCTTGATCCAATTTCATAAGGAGCAATAATATGAAATATCGTTTAGTTGAGTATTGTAAGGGGGAGGCAATTAAGGTGAAGACTTGCTTATCAAAGCAAGAAGCGAAGGCTACAACCTTATTGTGGAAGTCTGCTCCTTGCGAACATCAATATATTGGTGTGGAGTATTTGGGAGATGATGATGAATGAGCATATTGTCTGATAGCAGTATATTGGAATTGCAACAGAAAGAGAAGGTGATTACTCCCTTCTCTGAAAAATATTTGCAACCATCCAGTTATGATTTGCATTTTGATGTGCGAAAGAGGGTTATTGTGCCACCTTTATGCGATAATAAGTCCTTAAAAACTAATTTCAACAGAATAGTTTTGCCTTCTTGGGAAGTTGTGCTTGTATCTACCAAGGAAAAGGTTAAAATCCCAAATGGGTATGTTGGAAGGGTTGAAGGAGTCAGTAGCCTTGGCAGAATCGGTTTAATCGTTCATATAACTGCAGGATTCATTGACCCTAACTTTGAAGGGCATATCACCTTGGAATTGGTGAATATGAATCGCTATCCAATCATTTTGAATGATGATTGTAAGATTGCTCAAATCGTATTTGAGAGGTTGGATACTATGAATTTCCAAGAATATGATGAGAAAAGAAACCATTATCAGAATCAAACTGATACTATGCCAAGCAGACACGAAACAACCTTTACTGGCAGTAGTTATTTTATAAGGAGATAAATATGATGGCTATGCACAGTATGGATAAGGCAAAGATTGTGACTTGTGCTATAAGTTACATTATGAGTGTTGGCAGACCAGTCGGTACAAGAGAATTGTATTCTCATTTCAGAGTCTGCGATATACCGACATTCAAACAGATAACTCAATCGCAGATGAGTTCGATATTAAGGCAAGTTGCAAAGAATGAGAACCGTTGGAAAATTGTATGCCTTGAAGAAGCGAGTAAAACTGGCAAAAGAGAAAATGTATGGGGATTAAGATTATGAATGACCTTATTGAAGAAATAGAAGTCACTACAAATGAATATATTGATTTGAAACTTGAAACTGAATTGAAAGAAGCGAAGATGTGGTTAGAAACCGATTGGACAGTTGCATTAAATAAGGCTAAACCAACACAAAAGGATAAGGAATACTATATCAAACAACAATTGAATAGTGATAAAAAAGCCGTGGAGCATATTCGTGCAATAATCGACTCATTAAAACGAAAGTACGAAGTCAAGTTGTTAGAATATAAGTTCTCTCTTGAAGATAAAGGTGATAAATGATGGAAGGATATCAAGCGAAACTAATAATTGATTCAGATAAAGGCACAATAGAAATAAATGGACAATTAACTTCAATGGAACATAATTTAAGCCCATTTTCAGATGAATGGACAATTAACATAATTCAACAAAAGGTTGATGATATTTGGACACCTAAATTTCTACAAAAGCCTACCATTTATGAAAAACATAAGGTAGATAAAGCAACAAATGAAGAAAAGGAAGATACAATGACAATAAAAAGAATAAAAACACAAAAAATGTCTGCAGAAGAATTTGAAGAAAGCAAAGAAAACTTTGATGAAATGACAATAATGCTAAATGTCGACAAAGTAGATAAATTCAAAGAGAAATACGGAATGAACCTTGAATATAAATACCATTTTTATGATGATATTGTTGAAATATCTCCAAGTGCATTCAAAATCCGTGGAATTGTAATTCCTAAAGACTTTGTAGAATTTATTGAAGTCAAAGTAGGTGCATAATGAATCCCATCTTAACCTTCATTATTTTCACAATATTCCTATTCTGCCAATATGCGATATGGCTTGTCAGTAACTGGATAAGCCATTATTTTGGCTTGACTGGACAATTGTACTGGAGTATGGTAGTGGTTAGTTTCCTAATACTCAATGAGTTCTGCTTTGGAGGATTGGCTTATGAAACCATCGTTTCAGATGTACCAACAGATGAAGAAGAATACGAATGGGAAGATTAACCCAATGAAATGTAGTGTACTCAAGAAATGTGAATGGTGTGGCAACCTATACACCCCAAATCACCATTCACAAAAATTCTGCAGTACAGAATGCTACAGAAACCATCGCAGAGAATACAAGGCAAAATGGAAACGAGAAAACGATGACCGAATAAAAGAAACATTGGGGACAACTGGGATCAGTTCACATCACCGAAACAAAAACTTCAAGACAGAAGCGAAAATAATAAGAAACGAAAGAAAGAGGACTGGAATATGAAACTAAACGAATTAAAAACTGGAGAAGTGTTATACTTATGTTGAAAGATGAATATGCTTTAAAATCAAAGGAAGTTGTAAATATTATTCCTATTTCAGATTTGCACATAGGGAATCCTACTTTTAATAAAGATTTGTTTAAGCAAATGCTTAAAACTATAAAACCTCTTAAAAATCGCCGAATTTATTTGCTTGGTGATATGTTGGAAGTTGCAAGTAAGAATGTTGGGGATAGTGCTTATGGGCAAGAGTGTACTGTTGAAGAGCAGAGAGAATATTTTATTAATAATATCAAACCATTTAAAGATGATATTGTTTGTTACTGTATGGGTAATCACGAATATCGTTTAAACAAGGAATTTGGTTTCAATATTGTTAAAGATATGAGTAGAGAGTTGGGGATTCCTTATTGCAATCAGAATTTAGATACTTTTTCTATTAATGATTTTGACTTCAGTATTTTTTGTAGACACGGTAAAGGTTCATCAAAGACCAAACCATTGGCTATGGGTAAATTGGAGAGAAATACTGAACATATTGTTGCAGATATGTACCTTGAGGGTCATAATCATAAAAATATTTGGTGGAGTGAATTTAAAAGGTTTCCTACTGGTTATAAGCAAATATTTTATGGGTACTGTGGGCATTTTTTAGGTTATGATGGTTATCCTGATCAGCAGTATCTTCAGTTAGAGCCACCATCTTGGCAGTTAATCACAATCAATCAAAATCGTTTGGTGAAATGTCACCAATACTTTGCAGAGGTGGATATTAAATGAAGAATGTGTATTTTGATGTGACAAGTGATAAATGGGTTGTTAGCAAGAGGATTAAGGGTAAAACGAAGTCTTTTGGTAGATATGAAGATGTTTCTGATGCTCAAAGTGTTCGTGATTGTTTGGATAATCGTGGTTGGACATTGGAGAACTTGTTTGATATTCAAGAGGAAATGTTTGGTGAAGTGGTTAGTGAGAAATTGTTGAAAAATTATAATCGTAGCAAATGTTGTGATGTGATGTAGATGAGTGAGTATTTGATGGGTGATATTGTGCAAAGGTTTGAGTATAATGCAGAGTTGTGTAATCTTTGTGGTGTTTGTGTTGATACTTGTGAGTTTAATGCAATCACCATTCAAAATAATCGATTATATTTTAACCCTTGCAGATGTCGAAGATGTGAGTCTTGCGAAGACTGTCCGACTGGAGCATTCCACTTGGAAGTGTTCACCATCAACGAAGCCCCTATGAGTGAAAAGGGAGTTCAAGAAAGATGGTGGGAACTCAATGGCAACTGTGAAGTAACTTGCGATGGTGTCTGCACCGAATGTGGAAGAAACAAGTTCCAACCGAAATCTTATTTTGATGCCCCAATAGAGAAGGAAGAACAACAAACTCTAATGTGATGATAATATGAAAGATTGGACTGGTAATAATAAATCAACATTCACAAACATTGGAGCAAGTACACATTCAAAAGAAAGTAGGCAAGTGAATGATTTTTACTCAACTGACCCTACTGCTATTGATTACTTGTTGAAGTATGAAAGTTTTGATAGGAATATTTGGGAGTGTGCTTGTGGCAATGGTAATTTGAGTAAACGATTAGAGGATTATGGTTATAATGTACTCTCTACTGACCTTGTTTATCGTGGTTTTGGGGGGGGGGAAATTGACTTTTTGAAACAGACTGAAAAGTTTGATGGTGATATTATAACTAATCCCCCATATAAGTATGCTACTGAATTTTGTAGGAAAGCCTTGGAATTGACTAATCGGAAAGTGGCTATGTTCCTTAAGATACAATTTTTAGAGTCAAAGAAACGATATATTGAATTGTATAGGGATTTTCCACCGAAGTGCATTTATGTTTTTGTGAAAAGGATAAATTGTTACAAGAATGATGTTCGTGAGGATTATCATAGTGCAGTTTGTTATTGTTGGTATGTTTGGGATAAAGAGTATACTGGTGAAACAATGGTGAAGTGGATTGATAATATATGACTATTGATGAATTAATTTCAAAGTTAGAGGAAATTAAAGGAAAGTATGGCAATCTTGATGTAATTACTTGGAATTGTGAAGTGGATAATTTAGGAACTAAATTAAATTGTAATGTTGCATTTGATATTGAATATTTAGATGAAGATGAAGTTTTGGTTAGTGGAGATGTGGTTTGTTTATGAGTGGTGATTGTTTTGATTGAAAAGTTAAAAGAGTTCTTTGATGATGAATTGGATGTTGAAGATATTCGTAAGGTGAGTGGTGTTTCCAATACTTATGAAGTTGATACGAAAGGTTACCCTTTTATGTATGGTGGTTATAAGATTCCTACTGGACTCTTTAGACATATGCACGAATTTGGATTGGGTGGTTTTCAAATCCTTAATCCACAGAAGGGTAAACTTGTTGGGTTGTGGGAGATAGAGTATTTGATTACTATTCGGTTTACAGTTGAAAATGAAGAGTTGTTTAATGATATGATGGGAGTGTGATATTATGGTAATGAATGAAGATAATGATAATGTTAGTCTTGATCAAGGGCTTACTGATTTGTATATTATTTTGACTGATGAGTTTGAAGGTATTATCAAAAGACTGTTAGATACTGATTTCAATGAGAAGTATTCTGATAAGTTTGACCTTGTGACTGCTTTGGAGTGTATGGAGGATGAAGTGTCAAGAGTGTGGAGATTGGTGGAGTGGCACGATAGGTTGGCAGAGATTGATACTGAAACTTGGAGATTTATTGAGTCTGATAATCCGAATGATTTGGAATTAACTTTTAAGGAGTCTGCTTGGCTTTTAAGATTAAAGGAACGGATTGAAGTTGAATTAATGTTAAGGAAGTTAAGGAATGAGGATTCTGATGAAGATGAAGA